CAACCTACACGGCTTCCGTATTTACCAATCCAACTCTTTACCTGCTAAGGGTACAGGTGCTGGAACTTCTGGTGCACTAGCACAAGACGTAAACTTTGGTGTTATCGTAGCTGGACAAGACGATGCTGTTGCATCTGCTGAGCAGATCAACAAGGTTGAGAACTATCGTGACCCAGATTCATTCGCTGACATCGTTCGCGGTATGCATCTTTACGGGCGCAAGATTCTTCGCCCAGAAGCATTAGTCACAGCACACTACAACGCTGCGTAATAAAACTTAATATTGGGGCTGGTTTTGTACTGGCCCCTTTATACACATTTAAACTCCTGTAGGAATTAATATGGCGACTTATATAAACCTAGTGAACGAATTACTTCGTCGTCTTAACGAAGTTGAGATTGGTGAATCTGATTTTTCTACAACTAAAAACGTTCAGTCTCTAGCTAAGGATGCTGTTAATTCTTCCATACGTGAAATATTACAAGATGCACAAGAGTGGCCTTTCACTTTAGTAACATATGAACACACACTAGCTTCTGGTACTAGCACGTATGAATTCCCTGCTGATTATTCAAAAGCTGATTGGGAAACTTTTTATCTAACAAGTGCACAGTCTGCTCAGCCAACACACTTACCTAGTATTTCTTACGAAAGCTATGTATCAGAAAAGAGAAGCATAGATGATGTAGCTGGTGTAAGTGGTCATGGTAAACCTACTACTGTATATAAAACACAAAGCACTAAGTTTGGAGTTACACCTCCTCCTGATGCAGCCTATGTTATAGAGTATAGCTACTGGAAGTTCCCTGCAGATTTAAGCTTAAGTAGTGACGTTTGTATTATACCAGATAGATTTAGACATGTAGTACTTGATGGTGCTATGATGTACTTAATGCACTTTAGATCTAATGAACAGTCTGCACAGTTACACGCAGATAAGTTTAAAAAAGGTATAAAGACTATGCGTAGACTATTAGTAGATACTAAAGACTATCTAAGGTCTACTGTAATAAACAGAATGGGTAACTCTTTCTATAAGAATGATGTCTAGATGGTAGATAAACTAAATACATACCTGTCAGTTTGTGCTGGAGGGTTGATCACTAATGTTGATCCCTTGACCCAAGCTTCAAACCTATCAGGTAGTGCTATACGTATGATAAACTATGAACCTGCACTATCGGGTGGGTATCGTCGTATTAGTGGTTACTCTAATGACTACGGAACAGTTCCTGGTACAGGTGCTGTACTAGGTGTAGCAGTAAATGGTAACTTAGACGATGGAATATTTGCATGTAGAAAACCTACATCAGGGCATGACTACTTATACAAGTGGCAAAACTCTAACTCGTCTTGGGTAGCTATACCCGAAGCTGGTAATCCTGATATGACTAATGTTAGTAGGATAAGATTTACTAGCTTTAACTGGTCAGGTGAAGTATTACTGCTTACAGATGGAGTAAACCCTGCAGCTGCATATAATGGCACTGCATATTCACAGATAACACATGCACAAGCTCCTGACAATCCTAAGTATTCTGAAGAGTTTGCATCCCATGCTTTCTTATGTGGGGACTCTACTGAGCCTTTTAATCTTTATTTTAGTGCTCCTCTAAACTATTCTGATTTTAGTCCTGCTAACGGGGCTGGCGTTATTAATGTAGGTTACACTATAACAGCTATTAAAAAGTTCCGTAATCAACTGTATATATTTGGTGCTAATGATATTAAAAGATTGACAGGTAACAATGCAGCTAACTTTGTTTTAGAGAATGTTACATCAAATATGGGTTGCCTAGCACCCGATTCTGTGGTAGAGTTTGGTGGTGACTTATTATTCTTAGGACCTGATGGTATACGTCCTGTCTCTGGTACAGATAAAATCGGTGATGTTGAACTTGCTACAGTCTCTAAAGAGATACAGTCTATATTTGATAACTACTATCTCTCAGAACAAATAGAAGATATAGCTATTGTAGTACTTAGGAAAAAGTCACAGTTTAGATTTTTCTTTAAAAATGATTCATCTTTATCCTTAATAGGTGGTATACGTAAGAGTCAAAATAAACAAAGTATCTTCGAATATAGTCAGCTTACAGGTATAGAAGCAAACTGTGTAGACAGTGGTTATATAGGACAATTTGAACACGTTATACATGGTGATGGTTCTGGTAAAGTATACAGACAAGAACAAGGTAATAGCTTTGGTGGCAACTCTATTTTTAGTCTTTATCAAACGCCCTACTATTATATGGAAGATCCAGAGATACGTAAGGTAATACATAAAGTAAATACATACTTAAAATCAGAAGGTGATACAGAAGTTTTTGTTGGTGTATCTTATGACTACGACGATACAGGTACAAGCAACCCTACCAACTATGATTTTACTACAGAGGGTGCAGCTTCCGTTTATGGTACAGCTATATATGGAGCAGGTGGTATATATGATGGTAACCCATCGCCTAAAACACTTACAAATATATCGGGATCAGGTAACTCTGTTTCAATAAGCTACGTTACAAACAATACAAATGCAAGTCATACTATACAGGCGTTAGCCTTAACGTATGAGAAAGCCGACAGGAGATAATACTTTGGCAGGTTATGTAAGACAGTCTTCAGCAGACATAATACCAACAGCTACACTTCGTGCAGCACCTATCAACGCCGAGTATAACAAACTCCGTGATGCATTTGCAGTGTCAAGTGGACACAAACATGATGGCTCAATAGGAGAAGGTGGATACATTCCACTTATCGGTGACGTTGATGCATTAAACAAGGTTTCTATAAACACAAGCACTAATCAAATTGGTGTGTTTGTTGAAGTATCTAATGCCGCAGTAGAACAGTTAAGATTCTCTGATGGTGCTATTATACCTGTAATAACTAATGATATAGACTTAGGTACTTCTGGTTTAGAGTTTAAAGATTTATACTTAGATGGTACGGCACACATAGATACACTTGATGTAGATATTAATGGTGCAGTTGCAGGTACATTTACTATAGGAAGTACACTAGGTGTTACTGGAACAACTACTCTAAGTACAGCTAATATAACTACAGGTGTTATTACTTCTGTAGATATTAACTCTGGTGCAATAGATAATGTAACCATAGGTGGTACAGCTGCAGGTGCTGGTTCATTTACTACACTAAGTTCTACAGGAACTGCTACTCTGGCTACTGTAGATATTAATGCAGGTGCTATTGATGGTACAACCATAGGTGCTTCATCTGCCGCACCAGCTACAGTAACAGACTTAACATCTACTGGTACAGCCACACTAGCTACTGTAGACATTAACGCAGGTAACATAGATAATACAGTTATAGGTGCATCAACAGCCGTTGCTGGTAGTTTTACTACAGTGTCTACTTCTGGTCAGGCTACACTAGCTACTGTAGATATAAACGGAGGTAATATTGATGGTACTATTATTGGTGCTTCTGCTACAGCCGCAATCACAGGTACAACTATTACAGGCTCAAGTCTTGTAGGCCCACTTACAGGTAACGTAACAGGTAATATCACAGGTAACGTTACTGGTAATCTTACAGGTAATGTAACAGGTAATGTAACTGCAGGATCAGGTTTATCAACATTTAATAATGTAACTGTAAACGGAACACTAGATGTTACAGGTACAACTATTGCTAATGTTACCGATCCAACCAGTGCTCAAGATGCGGCTACAAAGAACTATGTAGATACTGCAGATGCACTAAAGCTTAACCTGTCTGGTGGAACTATGTCAGGTGCTATTGCTATGGGCGGTAGTAAAGTAACAGGTTTAGGTGCTCCAAGTGCTTCAACAGATGCCGCTACTAAGGGCTATGTAGACACCGAGGTATCTGCTTTAGTTGACTCATCTCCTGATGCCCTAAACACTCTTAACGAGTTAGCTGCGGCAATCAACGACGATGCAAACTTCTCAACTACTATTACTAACTCTATAGCTACTAAGCTACCCCTTGCAGGTGGAACACTAACAGGTGACATTGTAATGGGTACTAATGCTGTAACATCTACAGCTAACCCTACAACAAACGATGAGTTATCTCGTAAAGGTTATGTAGATGCACAAGATGCTACTAAGTTAAACTTATCAGGTGGCACTATGTCTGGTGCAATTGCGATGGGTACTAGCAAGATAACTGGACTAGGTGATCCAACAGCTAACCAAGATGGTGCTACTAAAAACTATGTTGACACAACTGCCTTACTAAAATCAGGTGGTACTATGGCATCTGCTATAGCTATGGGTGGCAATAAGATTACTGGATTAGGTACACCTACTGCTAATACTGATGCGGCAACAAAAACGTATGTTGATAGTATTGCTGGATCAAATACTGCGGCGGCGGCTAGTGCTACTCAAGCGGCTACTTCAGCTACCAATGCGGCTACATCAGCTACAAACTCAGGTAACTCAGCAACAGCTGCGGCTACCAGTGCTACTAATGCCGCTAATTCATATGACTCATTTGATGACAGATACTTAGGTGCTAAATCATCTGCTCCTACAGTAGACAATGATGGTGATGCTCTTATTACAGGTGCATTATATTTTAACACTACAAGTAACATTATGTTTGTTCGTAGTAGTGCAGGTGGTTGGCAAGCCGCTGGTTCATCCGTTAATGGTACATCAGGTCGTAACACATACACAGCTACAGCAGGTCAAACAACATTCTCTGCAACATATGATGTAGGCTACGTAGATGTCTTCCTTAATGGTGTAAAACTTTTAGTTGGTACAGACGTAACAGCTACAAGTGGTTCTACTGTAGTATTAGCTACAGGTGCTACTGTAGGTGATATTATTGACATCGTAGGCTACGGTACATTCCAACTTGCAGATCACTATAGTAAGACTGCGTCAGATGCTAGGTTCTTAGGTCTAGCTGGTGGCACTATGACAGGTGACATTGATGGTAATGGTAACAAAGTTTTATTTGGTAACGTATACTCCCAGTTATCAGACTTACCAAGTGCATCAACTTATCACGGTATGTTTGCTCACGTTCATGCAACAGGTAAGGGTTACTTTGCTCATGCAGGTAACTGGGTTGCTTTAGCTAATGACACAGAAAAACTAAACTTATCTGGCGGTACTATGACAGGTAACTTAGACGTTGGTGGATCAGTTGAGTTTGATAGCTTATCTGGTACAGGTTCTGTCTCTATCACAGATATACTTGATGAAGATAACATGGCATCTAACAGTGCAACAGCACTAGCTACACAACAGTCTATCAAAGCTTATACAGATGCCTCAGTAGCAAACTTAGTTGATAGCTCACCTTCTGCTCTCAATACTTTAAACGAGTTGGCAGCAGCACTAGGTGATGATGCATCATTCAGTACTACTATAACAAATAGTATTGCTACTAAGCTACCACTAGCAGGTGGTACTATGACGGGTACTATTGCAGGTTTTGAATCTACAGGTATTGATGATAATGCATCAAGCACAGCGATGACCCTTGACTCATCAGGCTCAGTTGGTATTGGTCAAACACCAAGTGCAACAAGTTCCTACATGGTTGCCTTGCAAGTTGGTGAGCAAGCTAACTTATATGGACATGTGGATGGCACAGGTGCTGGTTCTGCTACATATTTAAGTAACAACATTACACATAACTCTGGTGAAAAATACATAAACTCTGATTCAGGAAGTTTATATAATCAATCATCTGGTAGTCATAGTTGGTATTCTTATCCTAGTGGAACAGCAGGTGCTACTGCTACTCCTTCAGAACGTATGCGCATCGACTCGTCAGGCAACCTGTTAGTGGGTACTACTACATCAACCTTATACAATGCTACTTCTGGTACAGGATTAAGTTACAGGAATGGTGTTGCCTTAGATATTGCCAGAGAAAACACTGGTGCTTCTCAACCTCTTATAAACCTTAACTTAACGGGGGCAGATGGTGACCATTTATTGTTCTACAAAGACGGCTCAACTGTAGGTAGTATTGGGGTTAATAGTGAATATCTTTATATTCAGGGTACTCGTTCAACAGATGCGGGGTTAATGTTAGGCTCTCAAGTTGTCGCACCTGCAAGTAGTACAGGAGCAAATAGAAATAATGCAATAGATTTAGGATTTAATGGAAACTCATTCAAAGACCTCTACCTATCAGGCTCTATAGCTAATCCATCTGGCAACCTAACAGTGGATGTTTCAGGAGACATTATTCTTGATGCGGCTGGTGCTGATATAGGTCTAAATAATAGTGGAACAGAATATGGTAAGTTTAATCTTAGCGGTAATAGTTTAAATATTCACTCAAGTATTAGTAATGGCGATATTATTTTTAAAGGTAATAGCGGTGGGTCTGCGGTAACAGCCCTCACACTTGATATGTCTGATGGCGGTACAGCACAATTTAATAGCTATGCAAAGTTTCCAGACAATCAAAGAGTTGTTATGGGAACTGGTAATGATTTCTCAATTTACCATAGCAGTAGTGATAATAACTCGTATATTGAAGAAACTGGTAGTGGAAGTTTAGTTATAGCGGCAGACCAACTTTACATACAAAATGCGGCTAAAACTGAAACTAAAGCTATATTTACAACCGATGGTGGTGTAGAACTAAGACATAATGATAACACCAAACTAACAACAACTAGCAGTGGAGTTACAATCGGAGGCACAATCAACGGCGGTGACTTGCGTGGTGAGGCTTGGTTCATTGGGCGTGATGGTAACGACTACCTCGAGGTTGGTACAACTGCAATAGATTTCCGTTTAGACGGAAACTTAGACATGCGCCTAGAGAACGATGGCGACTTGCACGTTGATGGTAACGTTGTTGCTTACTCTACAACCACTTCAGATGAACGTCTAAAGAAAGACATCGTTAAGATAGACAATGCCTTAGACAAAGTATCACAGCTAAATGGTTACACATTTGAATACCTAGCTGATGGCAAAAAGTCTGCTGGTGTTATTGCCCAAGAAGTTGAGAAGGTAATGCCAAGCGCAGTATCAGAAACAACATTACCGCTCAAGATGGGTGAAGATGATAAGACTGAATACAAGACAGTGCAATACGATCAACTTCATGGATTAATGATTGAAGCAATCAAAGAACTAAAAGCTGAAATCGAAGAATTGAAGGCGAGGTAAGTTAGATGGCGTTACAAACTTCTGGCCAAATATCCTTAAACGATTTGCACGTTGAGGCTGGCGGTTCGTCTGGAAGCCAAGTTTCTCTTAATGACGCTGATGTTCGAGATATGATTGATAAAAGCTCTGGCTCACAAATGGCTATGAATGAATGGTATGGGGCAACTTCTGGAAACGAAGTAGCAGGCGCACACTTATTTGTTCAAGACCCAACACAAAACACTGAAAGAGACATAGGCTCTAGTACCTATACATTTACAGTGCCTACTGGTGTATTGAATATATCTGTTGTTTGTATAGGACAGGGTGCAGTTGGTGGGACTGGTAATAACAGCTTTAGAAGATGGTATTATCAAAGTAACGGAGGCGGCTTTGGCGGTGGTGGACTAGCCTATAAAAACAACATAGATGTTGTCGCTGGGCAGACATTTACAGTAACGCTAAATAATAGTTATGCAAGATTTTACAGGGCTGGTGTTTGTGATGTAAGGGGTAATGCTGGCAACATGAAAAGTGGCGGCAGTTACTCAGGCGGTGATGGCGGCGGAAATGGCGGAAGCGGCGGCTCCAATAATGCTGGTTCTAACAATGATGTGACTTTTTATGCAGGATCAGGCGGCGGTGGTGCTGGGGGATACGGCGGATCGGGCGGTGAAGGTGGTTCGGCTTATGCTCCGCCTAATGCTGGACGGAGTGGTGCTAATGGCTCAAATGGTGGCGGAGGTGGCGGAGGTAACATGTGGACTGATCAGCAAGGCTCTGGTTATGGTGGCGGTCACTACGGCGGTGGTACTGCACCCTTTGGTCAAGGTTCGAATGGATCGGGTGGAGCTGGTGATAGCCTCAGTACTAGTTACAACAATGGTACACAAGGAGGAGGTGGCTCTAGTAACACCTCAAACTTCCCATCTACAAGTGAAAGCAATGGTGATAGGGTTTTCTTTGGCGCAGGACATTTTGTTGGTTATGCAGACATTGCCCCTGGAAGTTCTTTACCAAACCCTGCGGCAAGAAACACCGTTCGAGGGTGTGTTCGTGTTGTTTGGGGTCTGGGAAGTGGACAAGCATTCCCATCAACTGATGTAGCGTTTAGAGATGGAGAGAGTACAAACTAATGTATACCGATGCAGAAAATCAAGTAATAGAATTAATCCATGCTAAGAGAGATAAAATTTTATCTGAAACAAGCAGTTGGGAAGAATCAGGAACTGATGAGCAATTAGCTTACCGCCAAGCTATTGCAGATATTGAAGATCAATCTGAATACCCATATTCTGTTACATGGCCTACAAAGCCAACCTAAAAGAATTTACTTACCTAAACTTTAGCTAAGTAACAAACCCAAGATAATCTTGTCTTGGTAAACCTAACCACAAACTTAAAGGAGTTTATAATGGGAAAAACAGAAAAAAACCCAACTATAACAGTCAACGATAAAGAATACGAAATTGAGAGTATGACTGATCAGCAAAAGATTATGATTAATCATATTACAGATTTAGATCGTAAGATTTCTACAACACAGTTCAACTTAGACCAACTAAGTATTGGCAGAGAAGCTTTCGTCAATAGGCTTACCGCTTCCTTAGAAGAACCAGCCGTAGAAGAAGCAGCATAAATTATATAATATAAAAAGGATGAGCCATGAGTAAGGCAAGAGACTTAGCAGACAGCGCACAAGAAATAAACATCTTAGATGGTAAGAGCTTCCTTGATGAGGATAACCTTGCCAGTGACTCTGCTACTGGCATTGCTAGTCAGCAGTCTATCAAAGCATATGTTGATGGTATCACTACAACTAACATCACCTCTACAGGTGCATTGAATAGTGGTAGCATAACGTCAGGCTTTGGTAATATAAACAATGGCTCATCTACTATAACAACTACAGGTGCTATCACTGGTGGTAGTTTTGTAATAGGTAGTGCTGATATTAATGAGAATGACTTAGAGAGCATTGACGGTATTACAGCAGGTACAGTATCAGCATCTAAAGCTGTAGTAGTTAATACAGACAAAGATGTAACAGGCTTCCGTAACCTAACAGCTACAGGCACTATCACTGGTTCACTCAGTGGTACACTTAGTGGTTCTCTATCATCTACTACTACAGCAACTACACAAGCTGAGTCTGATGATAGTACTAAGATAGCTACAACAGCTTATGTTACAGATAAGATTACGACACTTATTGGTGGCGCACCAAGCACACTTAATGACTTGAATGAGTTAGCTGCGGCTATCAATGATGATGCTAACTATAACTCTACTCTCACAACAGCTTTGGGTACTAAACTAGCTAAAGCTGGTGGTACTATGACAGGCGACATTGCATATCTAGATAACGTCAAGGCAAAGTTTGGTGCTGGTGATGACTTACAGATATTTCATGATGGGTCAAACAGTTTCATAAACGAAGGAGGAGCTGGCGACCTTACGATTAAAGCTAGTAATAACCTGTATTTAATGAGTGGCTCATCAGAGGTTTACGCTAAATTTACTACGGATGGTGCGGCTACGCTTTATCACAATAACTCAGCCAAAATAGCCACAACCTCAACAGGCATTGATGTAACTGGCAATACTGTAACTGACAAAGTTCAAACAGAAAACCTTTATAGAACAGGTGTAAATGGTTCTGGTATACATTTTTCTACTAACGCTACTTTGCCAACCAACGAAACTTCTGCTGTTTCTAATGGAACAGAAGATTTGGGTTCAAATGCTTATAGATGGAAAGACCTCCACCTATCAGGCACTGTTAATGCTGTGGAAGCAGATATAGATATTTCAACTAATGCTAGATTAACAATCAATGATGGCATCGGTGAAGTAGGTATTGGGAATGTAGCTTTACAAGCACAAAACTCCGCAGGTTCAGCATTAAAACCACTTGGGTTTAGAGCAGAAGACATAAGATTTGCTACAGGCTCATCAGAACGTATGCGCATCGACTCATCAGGCAACTTGTTGGTGGGTAAAACTGCTTCAAACATAGCTACTGTTGGTGCAGAGTTAAAATCTACAGGTGAATTAGTATCTACTGTAAACAATGATGCTTGTGCATTTTTAAATCGTAAAAGTTCTGATGGTGCTATTATTAACTTCCGCAAAGACGGCTCAACTATAGGTAATGTTGGTGTTGTAAATGATGACCATGTATACATAGGGTCTAATGACGGAGATGATGCTTACATAAAGTTTAGCTCCAATTTAATAAAGCCTGTAGCAAATGGTGGTGCTGATAGAGACAACGCAATATCTCTTGGTACTTCTAGCGTTAGGTTCAAAGAGGGTCGGTTTGTTACTCTATACGGCGATGGCTCTAACCTAACAGGTGTTGGTGGTAGTACAACTCGTGGCGATGTAGGTACTTATACTGTAGGTGCTACATCTAATTCTAACACTACAGCTATATCGGCAGGTGCTACTGCGGCAGGCAATACGCTTGTAACAGATTATTATAGCAGTACACACCAACGACCATTAGCTACAGATTTCAGTGGTTCAACAAGTTGTGGTCTTTCAGGCACATGGAGAAACATGGGTGGTACAGCTGTAGGTTCGCAATTCAACGTAAAGTCACCAACACTATGGGTCAGAATATCTTAAAATTAATAGGAGGCGTTAATGCCAACAGTAACAATAACAGAAGTGCGTAACGCACAATCACTTAATGCAGAAAATACTGCATTTAATGTAGAGATTAACCATCCAGAATATGATTGGATACCCTACACACTAAGCCCTGATGATACAGATATGACTGTAGACAACAGCGTATTGCTTGGGCTTATCGGTTCAGACTATGCAGCGTATGTAGCACCTACTCAAGCAGAGCTAGATGCAGAACTAGCGGCTGGTTTAAGAGCAGAACGTGACCAGAGATTGGTAGAAGAAGTAGACCCTATAGTAACTAACCCTTTACGCTGGGCTGAACTTACAGATGCTAAACAAGCAGAGTGGACACAGTACCGAACTGACTTGCTTAACTTACCAGCACAAGCAGGGTTTCCTAACACAGTTACTTGGCCTACTAAACCAGAATAAG